GCGCAATGGATGAAAGAAACAAACGGGGAGATAGAGAAAGACTCTAATATTATGAAGAAGTATCTAAACGACCCTGATAACAAGTATTTTAGAACTACACCAACGAGGATTTAATTATGTGGTTATACGCATACGGCGTTGCAGGACGCACACAAAGAAACTATAAGATTCTAAACCAAAACGTATTCTTCTCATCTCGTAACGTATAATGGCTATTAGTACCTACAGCGAACTACAAACCGCTGTTGCTAATTGGTTAGACAGAGATGATCTAACAGATAGAATACCAGAGTTCATAACATTATGCGAGGCTCGGTTCAACCGATCCTTGCGTATAAGGGCTATGGAAACTTTGGACATTTCAGTGGATACTGTAAGTGGAACAAGTACGGTAGCATTACCCACAGGGTATGTACAGATGAGGGATATTAATTTAATAACATCCCCCATAACCCAGTTACAGTATCTCACCCCTGAGATAATGAATAGGGTTCATGCTGGCAGCAGTTCAGGAAAGCCAGAAACCTACACTATCATAGCCGATAAGATTCTATTCGGCCCCACACCAGATGCAGTATACGATATCAGTATGCTCTACTATAAAACATTTGATGCCCTATCAGATTCGGCTCCTACGAACTGGGTAATTACTAATGCTCCTGATGTATATTTATACGGGACATTACTAGAGGCGGAGCCATTCCTAATGAATGATCAAAGAGTACAGTTATGGGCTACGGCCTTGACGCAATCAATTAACACATTACAAGAGCAAGATAATAAGGATAGGCATTCCGGTTCTGCTCTAAGAGTAATGAATACAGGCGGATATCACTAATGGCATTAGATACTGGAAACTACATTAGCGATTTTGATAATTTAAATCCGACAGCATCAGACTTGGTTTCTCAAGGAGATGACGTTTTAAGATTTATCAAAATTTGCTTGCAGAGAACATTCCCTGCGGGAACTGCCGCATATAGTGGTAGTTCGACCACCACGGGGCTTGGCCCAGATAGGGTGGCGCAGGTTCTTATTGCAAAGTCAACAGAGCCAACTGTGGACACCTCCGCAACTGGACACGCGGCTAGGGCTATGGGACTTATTTGGCTGGACACAGGTAACGATCTAGTCAAAATGAGGAATCAGGCGAACGATGCTTGGATTACCCTGCCATTTGATCCAGAGGTTAACCAAAAGGTTATTGCTCTGGCAGGTACTATTGATGGAACCGTTATAGGTGGAACCACTCCAGCGGCCATTACAGGAACCACCATAACAGGAAATACCAGCCTAGCGCTAGCCACAGGCGCTACTGTCACTGGTATAGACAATGGAGCGTTAGGTTCCAGCGCCACCCTATTGGCTACGCAAGGGGCAGTTAAAACTTATGTTGATGCCCAAGTTACGGCGGCTGATTTAGATTTTCAAGGAGATAGCGGAACTGGCGCTGTAGACTTAGACTCTCAAACCTTGGATATAGCGGGTGGTTCTGGCATTACCACCACTGCTGGATCACAAACTCTGACCGTTGCTGGTGATGACGCTACTACATCAGCAAAGGGTGTAGCCTCATTCTCGTCCGATCATTTTAGTGTATCAAGTGGCGCAGTAACAATAAAAACTGACGGAATTGATGATACTCTTATTGACTTTGGGACAGGTACTAACCAAGTATCTACAGCAGATGTGCCAGAACAGACCAACCTCTACTACACAGATGTTCGTGCAGATGCTCGAATAGCGGCGGCAGATATTGGCGATCTAAGCAATGTTAATACTTCTGGGCTTGCTGATAACGACATCTTAAAGTACGACTCTGCATCTAGTTCTTTTGTAGCAGAACCCGATAGGATCGCTAACCACCTTACTACGAAAGGTGATTTGCTTGGGTTTTCAACTACGGAGGCTCGTTTTCCCGTTGGGACGAATTCCTATCCTTTGGTTGCAAATTCCTCCGCAACCTTTGGAGTGAATTACGCGCAACTCGCAACCGCAGGTATTGCGGATGATGCGGTAAGCGCAGACAAGTTAGCGAACACAGCAGTTTCGGCGGGTAGTTACACCCTTTCTTCAATAACGGTGGATGCACAAGGGAGGCTGACCTCAGCATCCAGTGGCACTGCCGGGGCTTCAGCAGGATTTGCTGTGGCAATGGCAATCGCACTATAGGAAATAATCATGGCACAAGATTTCACAAAAGATTATAAATCTCAAGTCACAAATGCCGCGCATACTCTGAGAACTGCAGACTCAAATGATGCGTTGATAGGCATTAGACTGACAAACATTACAACCTCTGCGCTAACGGTAGATGTCTGGATTGACGTAGCGGCTGCGGGAACTACCGCATCTATTGTCTATCTCGCGGATGACTTATCCATCCCTCCCAAAGCCAGTGTTGAACTGATACAGGGTGGGGCAAAGATTGTCATGCAGAATACTGATCTTCTATGTATACAATCATCTGCTGCAACATCTGTTTCGGCTTACGTCAGTGTCGTTGACGCAATCTCAGCGTAGGAGGAATCATGGTAGCAGAAACAAATGGCACGTTGTACATAAACAACCCTCCGGGTAAGGAAGGGTTCTTTGTAAACACTGCAACGATAGATGGTGACTTTACGATTGCTGATAATGCGGTTGTTGCTGGCCCAGTGACGTTTACTGGCACGGTTACAGTCACGGGAACTCTGGTGATTGTATGAGTAAGATAAATGTAAATACATGGGAGCCAGAAACTGGAACAGCCCTGACTATGGGAGCCAGTGGTGATACAACTACAGTCCCATCAGGCGCGACATTTTCGGTCGATGGTGCTTTCAATTCCGTTGGCATTGATGACAATGCTGATGCAACTGCCATCACCATTGATTCGTCCGAACAAGTAGGATTGCAACTTGCAACCACTCCAGCCGCTCCACTTCATATAAAAGTTACCGGCGGATCAGGAACAGAAACAGAGGTTGCAAGATTTGAAACCACAGGAACCAGTGACGGTTCCGCTGTTGTCACCGATTGGAGAACCGCGCATACCAGAGGCGAACTCAATCTGGTCGATGGAACTGGAAGTTATGACAGTGAGTGGGTGTTTAAGAACGCTTCCGGCTCGGAGTTAGCCGCGCCAACTACGCAGTTCCGTATAGCGTCAACTGGTTACTTGTACGCCGGAAATCTTCCCGGCGGTGCTTCTGGCGGAACTTACGATATGCGATGGATATCCAATGGAGCCGATTCATACTTCCGTTATGATAGTTCCTCCGCTAGGTACAAAGAGAATATCACAGATATCAATTTCGACACTTCACCGATCTTCAATTTACGTCCCGCCTCGTATGACGAAAAGCCTCTCAATGACCCACCAGACAACTATGTTCCATTCTTGAATGATTTTGGTTTAATCGCGGAAGAAGTCCACGAACAGTTGCCCTCGTTGGTTACTTATAAAGATTTTAAGGATGGTAATGGTCCAGTGCCTGATGCCGTAAATTACTCCAAATTATCAATCATCCTTCTGAATGAGGTAAAGAAATTAAATGAACGGGTAAGGATTTTGGAGGGCAACTCATGAGTGAGGTAAAGGTAGACACGATCTCTGAACGCACTGCCGCCAACGGTGTTGCAGTCGATGGGGTCACAATCAAAGACAGTGGCCTAACGATCCCAAGCGGGGGAACGCTGACGGTTGCCAGTGGCGGAACGATAGACGCATCAGCGGGTACTGCTACAGGGTTTGGTGGTGGGCTTGCCAACGTCCAATTCTTTACCTCAAGCGGAACCTATACCAGAACCACTGACGTTTCTAAAATCATCGTTGCCATTTGCGGCGGCGGAGGTGGTGGTGGCGCCGGTAGAAGTGGTTACGGATACATGGGGTCAGGTGGAGCGGGAGCGGGTTTTTGCTACAAGTACATTTCATCTGCACCCTCCACTTCGACCATCACAATTGGAAGTTCTGGCGCAGGGGGAGCGAGTGATGTAAGCGGCAGTGACGGTGGAGATTCATCGTATGCTGATGGAACGATCACACTCTCAGCAGTCGGTGGCACGGGTGGTTGGCATGGCGGGTATACCGCTTTCTCAACTCCCGGTGGTGGTACGGCAAGCGGCGGCGATCTGAATATTGCGGGGTCGCACTCCGGCGGTCAGGGTTTAACGGATGGCACGACTAACAGCGTCATCTCAGGCGCGGGAGGTGGGTGTGCATTTCCTTACACATACGCCGCACCCGCTGTTCACTCAATAGCCGGTTTTGATTCTGCCTACGGTTCCGGTGGTGCGGGGGGAGGTGGAGATAGCGGGACAGCATCAGCGGCTCGCGCCGGGGGCGATGGTGGCGCGGGATGTTGCATTATATGGGAGTACATCTGAATGAAATACGCAATCGTTAAAGACTCCCTTGTCACAAACATGGTTGAGTGGGATGGCGAGTCTGAATACCAAGTAGATGGTGAACTTATTCAAGCAGACGCTAACGCATATATCGGCGGCGATTACAACGGTTCATTCATTGCTCGTCCTATC